TATCAGGTTTACTAGGTAAATGGATTGATACAAATGCGATGGTCGGATAATGGCTAATCTAGTTTCAATCCGTACAGCCCTAGGCGATTCACTTGCAGCTGCCGGGCGAGTTGTTTACTCATACCCAAATGAGAATGTCGCAGTGCCAGCCATTGTGCTTGTGCCGGGATCGCCTTACATCACAGTTGGCGCAATCGGTGGCGCACGTTGCCATGTGCGCTTTGACATTACTTGCATTGTTAATGCAGCTGACAACCAAGCAGCCTTGGCCAACTTGGAAACTTTAATCTTTTCTGTAACTGATCTACTAGCCAATAACATTTCGTTTTTGGGTGGATGGTCACAACCCACAGTCCAGCAAATCGGTAATGCCGACATGCTCATCAGCCAACTCAACATCGAGATGGTTACTACTAACTAGGAAAGGCATACCATGCCAGCAACATATATCACTGGGCGTAACCTAACTCTCAGCATCAATTCGGTATCGTATGCCGATCAAGCATCAACAGTGACACTAGAGCGCGAAAACAACCAGCAAGTACTTGAAGTGCTTTCAGGTCGCGCTTACAAGACCGTTGATAAGACCGCCACACTAAATGTGGAATTGTATCTTGACGATTCAGCATCAGCAGGAATTATCTCAGCACTTTGGGATGCAGCCAACACTGCACCAGACACATCTCTGGCATTCTCGTTTGATGTCAATGGTGACACATTCACTGGATCAGTATTCCCAGTATTCCCAACCGTAGGTGGCGCGGCCACTGACGTATTGACTACCAGCCTCAGCTTTGTTGTTGAGGATGGAACAGTCGCAAGAGCGTAACTAGCAGAACAGGGCAACCATTATGCAATACACAATTACAACAAAACAGGGCAACAATTACATAGTGAGCGATGACTCGGCTTGGCTGTGGATCGAGATCGAACGCGAACTCGGTTACACAGTCAGCCAAGCAGCTGAGAAAATGAGCCAAGGTTCATTGGATGTCATAACTTGTATGCTTTACAAGGCCGCCAAGGCCCAAGGCCATACAAAAATGCCAAGTCAGCAAGCATGGGTCACCAATGAGTTTGAAACCTTTGAGGTGGTCGAGGAAAGCCCAAAAGACAGTTAAGGGATCTGCTAATCAAGGTCGCAGTATCTACCGGCATACCCTTAACGGATCTAATGGAGTGGTCGCTCGCAGACATTAACACGGCGATAACGCTGATACGAGAAAGGAACGGTCATGGCTGATAGAACAACACTCAAGATAGAGCCTGACCGCCGCGATCTGCGTAATCTTTACAAGGCGTTTCGTGAAATGGATGAGGGTTCAAAGAAAGCCCTTAAGGATGATGTGACTTCAATTAGTGCATGGTCAGCAACAGAATTGCAGTCCAGTTACACATTCAACCCATTTCCTGCACAAGCCCAAAAAGTCGCTGCAACCATTAGAGCAAATAAGGATCGCATTCCAAACGTCACTATCGGTGGTAGTAAAGGCCGATTCAGTGGTGGCGCAGTATCCGGGCAAGTTTTATTTGGTTCTGAGTTTGGTGGGCCTGCACCATTTGCAAACGGTGGTCGCAGATTCCCAGAGCGTTCAGCTGCTCAAGGTCGGGGCAATGAGGGTTACGGAATTTTTAAAGTTTTAAAACAAATACAGCCAGAATTAACTCGCCGTTGGAAAGATGCCGTAACTCGTAGAGTAATAGAAAAGTGGGATGACAATGGCTGATGTAAGAACACTAAAACTTAATTTGCTTGCTGATGTAGATCAGTTTGGCAAAAGTCTAACTAGCGCGGACAAAAGCACCCAATCTTTTAGCAAGAAAATTGGCGGTTATGGCAAGGCAATGGCCAAGTCATTTGCAATCGCTGGTGCAGCTGCTGGGGCTTACGCAATCAAACTCGGCGTGGATGGTGTTAAGTCAGCTGTCGAGGATGAGTTAAGCCAAAAGAAACTTGCCCAAGCACTCAAAAATACAACTGGTGCAACTGACGATCAGATCAAGTCCACAGAGGCATACATCACCAAACAGCAAATCTCTTTTGGTATTGCTGATACTAAATTGCGCCCGGCACTGGCTAACCTAGCCCGAGCAACAGGCGATCTGACTGAAGCCCAAAGACTAAACAATCTTGCCATCGATATAAGCGCGGCCACTGGTAAAGACTTAGAGTCAGTCAGCCTTGCGCTTTCTAAGGCATACAACGGCAATCTAGGCGCACTTACTAAACTCGGTGTGCCTTTAGATGCCAACATCATCAAAACTAAAGATTTTGACGCGGCAACCGACTCTTTGCAAAAACTATTTGGCGGATCAGCTAAAGCCAACACCGAAACATTTAGTGGCCAACTTGCCATTTTGCAAGAGCGTTTTGGTGAAATCCAAGAGGACATTGGCGCAAAGTTAATACCAAAACTCAAGACATTACTTGAAAATGTAAATGCAGTAGCCAAGGGATTTAGTGGCGAGGATCCTGAGGGGTTATCTGCAAGAGCGCGTGAACTAGCAGGAGAATACAGCGGAAACGGTGCAAACCAACTAGGTGGCGCATTAAGAGCCATTACCGATAGTTTTGCAAAATTGTTTAGCACAATTACCGAGGATGGCGATCCAGCAACCTCAAGCCTTACAAAGTTGGCGGATGCCATAGAAAGAATTGCAAACAATTTGGATGCAGTTGCAAGAAATTGGAAAAAGGTCACGGATGTAGGCAGAATTATCCAAAACCCTTTTAACATAGATTTGCCAGAAGCAGGGTTTACATCAAGAGCAGCTGGTGGTCCTGTTATGGGTAATCAGGTCGCTCGTGTGGGTGAGTTTGGCCCTGAATTATTTGTACCAAACGGCGTATCTGGTTCAATCCGTAAAGACAACGGATCTGGATCAGGTAATACCTTTATCTTTAACGGCGTAATTGATGGCGAGTCTGCTCGGCGTAGCATCGAGAAACTGTTGCAATCTAGCGCAAGGCGTACAGGCGCAATCAACTTGGCTGGGGCTAATCTGTGACAAGTTATGATCCAAATCCTACAATAACGGTTGCTGGCACTGCCCTAAGCGATGATGTTGTCATTAACCAGATAAGCATTAACTATGGGCGCAATGACATTTTCACCCAGCCTCAACCGGGCTTTACAACCTTTGAGTTGTTTACCGATGCCAACATCAGCATTGACATTGAACTATCTGACCCAGTAACCATTGATGTACTAGCCGCAACTACTGGAACTAAACGACTATTCACAGGCACGATCTCGGACATCCAGATCAGCCTTGGTGGGTATGGCAGTGATGGTGGGTATGCAATCTACAAGGTCACAGCCGTAGGCCCACTGGCGCAACTGAATAAAAGAACCGCTGGTGAGGCAGGATTTCCAAAGCAATTCGAGGGTGACAGAATCTATGACATTGCCTACGAGGCTTACATCACTAGCTGGTCAGAGTTATCTAGTACGCCTTGGGACTTGTTGCCAATCGTTGGTTCGTGGGATTCATACGAGGGTGCATCAATTACCTTGATCGATGATTTGGCAGCTGACATTGATCAGCCCGGACAGTACGAATTGCATTCATACAATGATGGAATAACTAACGCTTTAACTTTGGCTCAAGACGCGGCGCAATCTGGTCGTGGCATCCTTTACGAACGTGGCGATGGCTCACTTCATTATGACGATTTTTTGAAGCGTTTAACTTACACGCCAGTAGCACTTGGGGCTGATGAAATCCTTGTCGATGGTTTAACGGCAAATGCCCAATGGTCAGAAATTGTAAACGAAGCAACCGTCACTTACAAAGCAAATGCCGAGCAATCTTGGCGCGATGAGCAAAGCACCCAGTTATACGGGGAACTATACGGCTCACGATCCACACAACTTGAAAACCTTACAGATGCCTACAATCAAGCCTTTGCCTTTGTAGAGGCTCGGGCATACCCACGCACCTACCCAGAACAGTTAAGCGTGGCCCTACACAGTCCAACCGTCACGGATGCCAAGCGCGATGAGCTGCTGGATGTCTTTTGTGGAACTCCGCTAAGTGTTACAGAGTTGCCGGGTGTCTTTGGCATTCTGTTTGATGGCTTTGTTGAGCAGTACACATGGATTATCAAAGAAAAAGAAGCCTATCTGACGATGCTTAATTCATCGCTAAAAGAGTCTTACCCTAGTATAATTTGGTTACAGGTAGCACCTGCCTTGACTTGGGCAACCTATCCGCCGCTAGTTGAATGGGAAGATGTTTAATGCCAACAACACCTAATTATGGCTGGGATACCCCGGCAGATACTGACTATGTGACCAATGGCGCATTAGCCATCCGCACTATGGCAGACGATGCCGATGCCACT